ATGCGGCAATGTATCCACTGCCTCTGTTTATGATGACAGAGGCATTTTGTTTATCTGAAAGGATGGTGACGAATATGGGAATTTTGAGTGGCCTGTTCCATTCCCGCGATAAGCCTACCAACGCGACCTCCGGCAGCAGCTACCGCTTCTTCCTTGGTGGCAGCACCTCTGGCAAGGCCGTGACAGAGCGCTCCGCCATGCAGATGACCGCCGTATACTCGTGCGTCAGGATTCTGGCGGAGGCCATCGCTGGGCTTCCACTTCATCTGTACACCTATAAGGAGGACGGCGGCAAGGAAAAAGCCATCGGGCATCCGTTGTATCTGCTGCTGCACGACGAGCCGAATCCGGAGATGAGCTCCTTCGTCTTCCGGGAAACACTCATGACGCACCTGCTCCTGTGGGGAAACGCCTACGCGCAGATCATCCGCAACGGTAAGAATGAGATCGTTGCTCTGTACCCTCTCATGCCCAACCGCATGACGGTGGACCGGGATTCTTCCGGGCAGCTCTTCTACAGCTACCAGATGAACAATTCCGACGCGCCGACCATGAAGGCAGGAACTGTGATCCTGAAGCCTTCAGACGTGCTGCACATCCCCGGCCTCGGCTTTGATGGGCTCGTCGGCTATAGCCCGATTGCAATGGCGAAAAACGCTATCGGGCTTGCTATCGCCACTGAGGAATACGGTGCGAAGTTCTTCGCAAACGGCGCGACACCGGGCGGTCTGCTGGAATACCCCGGCACCGTGAAGGACCCGGACCGCGTGCGCGAGAGCTGGAACAAGGGCTTCTCCGGCAGCCAGAATGCCGGGAAGGTCGCCATTTTGGAGGAAGGCATGAAATACACGCCGATCTCCATCGCGCCTGAGCAGGCGCAGTTCTTAGAGACGCGCAAGTTCCAAATCAATGAAATCGCTCGAATTTTCCGGGTGCCGCCCCACATGGTCGGCGATCTGGAGAAGTCGAGCTTTTCTAATATTGAGCAGCAGTCGCTTGAGTTTGTGAAGTACACGCTGGACCCGTGGGTGGTGCGATGGGAACAGTCCCTGTCCCGTGCCCTTTTCACGCCGGAAGAAAAGAAACAGTACTTCTTCAAATTCAATGTGGAAGGTCTGCTGCGCGGCGATTATCAGAGCCGCATGAACGGTTACGCCACCGCGAGGCAGAACGGCTGGATGTCCGCCAACGACATCCGGGAACTGGAAAACCTCGACCGCATCCCTGCGGAGGAAGGCGGCGATTTGTACCTCATCAATGGCAATATGCTCCCGCTCGTCCACGCCGGAGCTTTTGCAGATATCGATTCGGGAAAGGAGGAATCGAAACCCGATGAACAATCCGAAGAAGTTTTGGAAGTGGAGAAATCAGGCCGACGGAGAACCGAAAGCAAGGGTTCTTGAGCTGTACGGCACCATCGCTTCCGAGAGCTGGTTTGACGATGACGTCACACCGCAGATGTTCAAGGATGAGCTGTTCTCCGGCGAGGGTGACGTGGTCATCTATCTGAACAGCCCCGGCGGCGACTGCATCGCGGCCAGCCAGATCTACACGATGCTCATGGATTATACCGGCAACGTCACCATCAAGATCGACGGCATTGCGGCCTCTGCTGCGTCCGTCATTGCGATGGCGGGCACATCCGTCCTGATGGCTCCCACGAGCCTCATGATGATCCATAATCCCATGACCTCAGCCTTTGGCAGCAAGGTCGAGATGGAAAAGGCCATCGAAATGCTGGAGGAGGTCAAGGAGAGCATCGTCAACGCCTACGAGCTCCGGACCGGGCTGTCCCGCGCACGGATCTCGCACCTCATGGACAGTGAGACATGGATGAACGCGAAACGGGCCATCGAGCTCGGCTTTGCGGACGGCATGCTCACGGACGAGAAGGTCACGGCAGAAATGCCCGCCTTCGAGTTTTCGGACCGGGCCGTAGAAGCTGCGCTGATCAACAAGATCACCGCCAAGGCCAAGAAGAACACCCAGGTAGATAAGCAGGAACTGCAGCCGGAGCCCCAAGCGGCCCCGCAGCAGGAACCCGCACCCAAACATGGCCGTTCCGTCGCTGAGCTGATGGAACGGCTCAATCTTTTGAAGAACTGAGGAGGATCAATACCATGACTATTATCGAACTTCGCAACAAGCGTGCCCAGAAGCTGGCCGCTGCCAAGGCGTTTCTGGAGTCCAACCGCAATGCCGACGGCTTCCTGTCTGAAGAGGACGACGCCGTCTACACCGGCATGGAAAACGACATCACCAATCTCGGCAAGGAGATCAGCCGCATGGAGCGTCTGGAGACGATGGATGCCGAGCTGTCCCGTCCGGTGAACACCCCCATCACGGAGAAGCCTGCGGCTACCAAGCCGATGGACACCAAGACTGGCCGTGCCTCTGACGCCTATAAAAAGGCGTTCTGGAACGTCACCCGCCATAAGGACTCCATGACCCCGGAGATGAAGAATGCTCTGCAGGAAGGCGTGGATTCTGAGGGCGGCTATCTCGTCCCTGACGAATTCGAGCGCACCCTGGTGCAGGGCCTGAACGCTGCCACCGTGATCCGCGCCAACGCGCATGTCATCACGACCTCCAGCGGCTTGCACAAGATCCCCGTTGTCGCTTCTCACGGCTCTGCCGCGTGGATCGATGAGGAAGGTGCCTACACCGAGAGCGATGATGTCTTTGGTCAGGTGCAGCTGGATGCCCACAAGGTTGGCACCATCATCAAGGTCTCCGAGGAGCTCCTGAACGACGCCGCCTTTGATCTGGAAGGTTACATCTCTTCTGAATTTGCCCGCCGAATCGGTGACAAGGAGGAAGAGGCCTTCCTGAACGGCAACGGCTCCTCCAAGCCCACCGGCATCCTTAATGCTACGGGTGGCGGCGAGGTCGGCGTTACCGCTGCAAGCGCAACTGCCATCACAGCTGATGAGCTGATCGACCTGTACTTCAGCCTCAAGGCTCCGTACCGCAAGAACGCTGTCTGGGTGCTGAATGATACGACCGTCAAGCTCATCCGCAAGCTGAAGGACAACAACGGCCAGTACCTGTGGCAGCCCGCCCTCCGCGACGGCGATGTGCCCACGATCCTCGGCAGGCCCTACTTCACTTCCGCATATATGCCGGAAGCTGCTGCCGGTGCCAAGACCGTTATCTTCGGTGACCTGAACTACTACTGGATCGGCGACCGTCAGGGCATCACCTTCAAGCGATTGAACGAGCTGTTCGCCGGTAACGGTCAGGTTGGCTTTCTTGCCTCCAAGCGTCTGGATGGAAAGACTGTCCTGCCGGAGGCCATCAAGGTTCTGCAGCAGAAAAGCACTGCCGCTTCCGGCAACTGATGACAGAAAGGAGGCTGCTGCATGGCACTGATTTCGCTTGATGAAGCCAAGATGTACCTTCGGGTGGATTCTGTGGATGAGGACGCTGTGATCAGCAGCCTTCTCTCCGCATCCTGCAATCTCTGCGCGGATGTTGCACGGCTGACTGCTGACCATTGGGCCGACATTGATTCCGACAAGATCCGCTCCACTCGCTATACCGATGCGGAGCTCCGCCACGTCCGGGAGACCATGAAGGTCGCCATCCTCTATGCGCTCGGCTATTTGTTTGAGCACCGGGAGGATGCCGACCACCATGATCTGACTCTGACGCTGCGGTCGCTCCTCTTCGGCATCCGGGAAGGAGCGATCTCATGAACATCTCTGGACTCCGGGTGCGGATTACCATCCAGAAGAATGAGACTGTGGTGGATAAGTACGGAAACCATAAATCCACGTGGACTGACTTCTTCACCTGCTGGGCATCCGCCGTCACCAGTGGCCTCTCGAGCAGCGAAAAAGAATCCGCCGGTCACACCACGGAAGCAGACAAGCTGGACATCACCGTCCGCTATTCCACGGAGACTGCGGCGATTAATTCCAAACAGTACCGCGTTCTTCTGGCAGGCCGCATCTACAACATTCTGAGCATCGATGAAATGGGCTTCAAGCACAACAGCCGGAAGCTCCACACCCAGCTCACCGAGAGGTAACCGCCATGTCGAACCGAAAAGTAAAGATTGACGATCTGACCGACGTCGTGATGGAGAGCCTGATGGAATACAACGATCTGGCCGTCGACACCGTGAAAAAGGCGGTAAAGGCCGCTGGAACAACCGTCCGGAACGAAATCCGGCAGAACGCCCCGGAGCGGACCGGACGCTATGCCAAGTCGTGGATCAGCAAGACCACGGCAGAGTCCGCCACCTCCATGCAGGTGACGGTGTTTTCGCCATCCCGGTATATGCTGGCCCACCTCTTAGAGCACGGCCATGCCAAACGCGGCGGTGGCCGGGTCCGGGCGAACCCGCATATCGCACCGGCGGAGGAAGTTGGCGCGGAGCAACTGGAGCAGGACATCCTGCGTGGCCTGAAGGAGTAAGTCATGACACACAATAAACTGATGGAGATGCTGGAAGAGACCGCTCTCCCTATCGCTTATGACCACTTTGCGGAGGGTGAATCGCCCGATCCGCCCTTTATCTGCTTTCTGTATCCTGGCTCGGATAACTTTGCCGCTGACGGCAGGGTCTATCTGAAGATCTCCGAGGTGCATGTGGAACTGTACACCGACGAGAAGAATCCGGAACTTGAAGCAAAGCTCGAAGCTGTGCTGGACAGGCACGGCATTTTTTATGAGAAAACCGAAACGTGGATTGAGAGCGAACGGCTCTACGAAGTCCTGTATTACTTTGAAATGGAGGTTTGACCGCTATGAGCAATAAAGTCAAATATAATCTGAAAAATGTCCATGCCGCCAAGCTGACGGAATCCGTAGTGGACGGGGTGACTTCCTTCTCTTACGACACCCCCAAGGCCATCCCCGGTGCGGTCAGCATCAGCCTGGACGCGGAGGGTGATTCCTCTCCCTTCTATGCGGACGGCATCGTGTATTTCCGCACCAGTTCCAACAACGGCTACAGCGGCGATCTGGAAATGGCCCTCATCCCGGAGTGGTTCCGTACTGAAATCCTGCGGGAAAAGCTGGACTCCAAGGGTGTGCTGGTGGAAAAATCCGATGTCACCGAGACGGAGAAGTTCGCCCTGCTCTTTGAGTTCGATGGTGATGCGAAGGCCATCCGTCATGTGCTGTATAACTGCAGTGCATCCCGTCCTTCCATCGAGTCCAAGACCAAGGAGGACACCATCGAGCCGGGTACCGAGACCCTGTCCCTGACCGCCGATCCCCGCAGCGATGGGCTGGTCAAGAGCCGCACCGGCGATACCACCGACAAGGCCACCTACGATGGCTGGTACAAAACCGTGTATATCCCGGACGAAACGGAGGGTTAATCTATGCTGGAGAAAACGATCACAGTCGGCGATAAACAGGTGAAGTTCCGCTCCTCCGCAACGATTCCCCGCCTGTACCGCATCAAGTTCAAGAGAGACATTTTCAAGGACCTGTCCCGTTTGGAATCTTCCTACTCGAAGAAGAAAAACGAGGATGGGTCCTTCGCCATTGAGGATCTGGAGATCTTCGAGAATGTGGCCTACATCATGGCCTACCATGCTGACCACAGTATCCCGGACAATATTGATGACTGGCTCGACCAGTTTGAAATGTTCTCCATCTACGAAATCCTGCCGGAGATTCTGGAACTGTGGGGTTCCAATCTGGTGACCGATGTGGCTTCTAAAAAAAACTCCAGCGCAGCAGCCGTGAAATGACCACGGCTCTGTTCCTCCTGCGATGCACCGAGATCGGCATTTCCATCGCCGACCTTGACCTCCTCACCATCGGCCTTGTGATGGATATGTGGACGGAAAAAGGCAACGATGGCGTGACCTACGACAAGGTCGCATCGCAGGAGGATTTTGACCGTTTCTAAGGAGGTGACGCAATTTGGCAAGCAGAATCAAGGGCATTACCGTTGAGATTGGCGGTGATACCACAGGACTGGATAAGGCGCTGAAAAGCGTCAACTCGTCCATCAGGACCACCCAGTCCGGTCTGAAGGATGTATCCAAGCTGCTGAAGCTGGACCCCACCAATACGGAACTGCTCACCCAGAAGCAGAAGCTTCTCAAGGATGCCGTAGGCTCCACCAAGGAAAAACTGGATGCGCTGAAGCTGGCCCAGGAACAGGCCAAAGCACAGCTGGAAAGCGGCGACCTGGGGCAGGACAAGTATGATGCCCTCCAGCGGGAGATCATCGAAACCGAACAGGAACTGAAACGTCTGCAGGAGCAGGCTATTGAGTCCAATGCTGCTCTGGCTAAGATTGAAGAAGTAGGAGATAAGCTGCAAACCGCCGGGGATAAGATTTCCGGTGCCGGTCAGAAGCTGCTCCCTGTGACTGCCGCTGTGGCGGGGCTTGGTACGGTGGCGGTCAAGACCACAGCGGACTTCGATGCATCCATGAGCCAGGTGCAGGCCACCATGGGCATCACCAAGGACGCTATGTCCGAACTGAACGGCGGGTCTGTCAATACGGTGGAAGCACTCCGGGATCTTGCCAAGCAGATGGGCTCCGAGACGGCGTTCTCTGCCAGCGAGTGCGCGGATGCCATGAACTACCTGGCGCTGGCCGGTTACGATACCCAGGAAATCTATGATACGCTGCCCACCGTGCTGAATCTCGCGGCGGCTGGCGGCATCGACCTGGCTTCGGCATCGGACATGGTGACGGATGCCATGTCGGCTCTGGGGATGGAAACCAGCGAAGCCGATACCATGGTGGATCAGATGTCCAAGACGGCATCCACCACCAATACCTCGGTTGCCCAGCTGGGGGAAGCCATTCTGACCATCGGCGCAACCGCCAAGACGGTCAAGGGCGGCACGGCGGAGTTGAACACCGCGCTCGGCATTCTGGCCAACAACGGCATCAAAGGCGCAGAAGGCGGCACGCACCTGCGAAACGTGATTCTAGCCCTACAAAGTCCCACGGACAAAGCCGCCGCATGCATGGCGAGGCTAGGCGTGGATGTTTACGACTCCGAGGGCAATATGCGTTCCCTCAACGATATTCTGGGGGATTTGAATACCAGTATGGACGGGATGACTTCCGCTGAAAAGCAGAACATCATCTCGTCCATTTTCAATAAAACCGATCTGGCCGCTGTCAATTCGCTGCTTTCCAATACCGGAGACAGCTGGGACAGTCTCCAGCAATCCATCACGGAAAGCGGCGGCGCGGCCCAGCAGATGGCGGATACACAGCTGGACAACCTGTCTGGCCAGATCACCATTCTAAAGTCTGCACTGGAGGGGCTTGCCATTTCCTTCGGCGAAATCCTCATGCCGAAAATCCGGGCGGCGGCAAAGAAAATCCAGGAATTTGTGGACAAGCTGAACGGAATGAACGATGAGCAGAAAGAAACCGTGGTAAAAATCGCGGCGGTTGTCGCTGCCATCGGTCCCATGCTCATCCTCTTCGGCAAAATAACTTCTACAGTCGGTACAGCCATGAAGGGCTTTTCCGGGCTGACGAAGGGCATCGCCAAGCTGGGCGTAAAGATCGCCGGGAGCAGCGGCTCCATCACAGGACTGGGAAGTGCGCTTGGGGCCGTGGCCGGGCCGGTGCTTGCCGTGGTGGCGGTGATCGGCACGCTGGCAGCCGCCTTTGCAACGCTCTGGAAAACCAACGATGAATTCCGGGAAAATATCATCGGCACATGGAATCAGATCAAAGAAACCGTCAGCGGCTTCTGTCAGGGCATCGTTGACCGGCTGAACAGCCTGGGCTTTGAATTTGAAAGCATTACCGAGGTGCTGTCCGCTGTATGGCAGGGGTTCTGTGATCTTCTCGCTCCGGTCTTTGAGGGCGTGTTCAACCACATCGCCATTACGCTGTCCACGGTACTGGATGTCATTCTGGGTATCGTGGATGTATTCATTTCCGTATTCCAGGGCGACTGGTCCGGCGCGTGGGAAGCCGTGAAGGGAATCTTCACCACCATGTGGGAAGGGCTGGTCAGTTGGTTTGAGAATATTCTGGGTACGCTCAAGGGCGTGGCAGACGTGGTGCTGGGATGGTTTGGCACCAGCTGGGATGAGGTGTGGAACTCTGTTTCCACCACCTTCACGAACATCTGGAACGGTATCACCACCTTCTTCTCGGATGCTTGGGAAACCATCAAAAATGTGGTCAGTGTGGGCATCCAGTTCATTGGCTCTCTGCTTGAAGCGGCATGGGATATCATCACGCTGCCGTTCCAGCTGATCTGGGAGAACTGCGGCGACACCATCACCAGCATCTGGGAAGCCATCAAAACCACGGTGGGCAGTGCCATCAACGCCGTTTCCTCCACGCTGTCCTCGGTGATGAACGCCATCCAGACAACTATCAGCAACATCTGGACGGCCATTAGCACAAAAATCAGCACGGTGGTAAACAGCATCAAAACGACCGTATCCACTGTGTTTAACGCAATCAAAACCACGGCCACTACCATCTGGAACGGCATCAAGACCTCCATCTCCACGGTGGTGGATGGGGTCAAAACCAAGGTAACAACGGTGTTTAATTCCGTGAAAAGCACCCTGTCCTCGGTGTTCAGCAGCATCAAGAGTACCGCCACCTCGGTGTGGAACGGGATCAAGAGCGCCATTACCGGGCCGATTGACCAGGCAAAGACACACATCAGCAATGCGCTGAACAGCATCAAGAGCTTCTTTGCCAACTGTAAGCTGTCCCTGCCGCATATCAAGATGCCCCACTTCAGTATCTCAGGCAGCTTCTCCCTGAACCCGCCCAGTGTACCGCACCTTTCTGTGTCCTGGTACAAGGAGGGCGGCATCATGACTGACCCGACCCTGTTCGGCTTCAACGGCTCCAGTCTTATGGCTGGCGGTGAAGCGGGGCCGGAAGCCATTCTGCCTCTGAAGGGCTTTTACACCAAGCTGGAAGCCATGCTGGACAGCAAGCTGAATATGAGCGGCATGGAGAAATATCTGGCGGTCATTGCCCAGAACAGTGAGAAGGGCATCTATCTGGACGGCAGCACCCTGGTGGGCAAGCTAGCACCCGGCATGAACCGGCAGCTGGGTATTTTGGCTGCACAGGAGGTGTACCGATGAGTACCATGACAAACGGCGCGACCATTACGGTGATTGCTACCGGAAAAAGCTATCATACCCTCCGGGACTGGGGCCTTGCCATTGGAAACAACAACTGCATTGGCACCCCGGTCCAGGAGACTTTTTATCTGGATGTTCCCGGTGCGGACGGCTTTCTGGATTATTCCGAAGCCCTCACCGGGCGTCCCATTTTCAAGCAGCGCCCCATTGAGATCACCCTGGGCGGCAAGATGGACAGACGCATCTGGAACTCCTTTATTTCCAGTATCCGAATCCTGCTGCACGGCAAGCGGGTGCGGATTGTCTTTGACGATTTTCCCGGCTACTACTGGGAAGGCCGCGCCGAGGTGACGGAGTTTGACCGGGTGCGGGAGATCGGCACCTTCAAGCTGTCCATCCCCCAGGCAGACCCCTACGGCTACAGTCTCAATGACAACAGCACCACGGACTGGCTGTGGAATCCTTTTGATTTTGAACTGGGTGTCATTGACGATCCCATTCAAATTACGCTCACGGCAGACAGCCCCACTGCTTCCTGCACCGTCCCCCACAGTGCTGTGCCCTTTGTGGTCAGCATCCAGGTGACTGACATCGGCGAAACCGGGCTGAAGATGACGGTGGACGGAGACGATTATCTCCTGCAAAAGGGCGAGAACCGGCTGGCTGAGCTGCTGGTAGGTGATCAGGATTTGACGCTGAAATTCTCTGGGCGCGGCAGCCTACAGGTTTTATTCCGAAGGAGGGTGATCTGATGTATAAAGTCAAATTGGACGGCTATGTGCTGTATCATGCGGATCATCCCTCCGCCATGCTGACCGATCCCGTCCTGGAACTGGAGCCGGGGTATGCCGGTGTGTTTACAGCAACTGTCCCTCCTGACAACCCGCTCTATGACCACATCTATTGCCGGAAATCCATGCTCTCCGTGTTTCGCAACAACACGGAGATTTTTTATGGCGAGGTGCGGAAAATTCCCAACATCGACCGCTACCGGAACAAGCAGATTTACTGCACCGGGGCGCTGAGTTTTCTGGCGGACTCCATCCAGCCCCAGGCGGAGTACCACGATATTTCCCCGGCGGCACTGCTGGGACGGATGTTGGAGATCCACAACAGCCAGGTAGAGCCGCGAAAACAGATCAAGCTGGGCTATGTCTCCATCACCGACCCCAACAACAGTCTCTACCGCTATACCAACTACGAAAACACGCTGGAAGCCATCCGGGATAAGCTGGTGGGCCGCCTGGGCGGGTACCTTCGCCTGCGTCATGAGGGCGACCAGCTGATCCTGGATTGGGTGGGCATCGAACAATACGGCAGCTACAGCACCCAGCCCATTGAGTTTGGTCTGAATCTGCTGGATTACTCCGAAACCACCTCCGCCGAGGATGTGGTTACCGCCCTCATTCCGCTTGGGGCCACGCTGGAGGGCGAATCCGAGATCGAAGCCCTGGAAAAGCGGGTGGATATTACTTCCGTCAATGATGGGAAGAACTATGTGTTCAGCCAGGACGCGGTGGATCAGTTCGGCTGGGTTTGGACCACGAACACCTGGGACGATGTGACCGTCCCGGCCAATCTCAAAACCAAGGCCGAGGAATGGCTTTCCAGCACGCAGTTTGAGACCATGTCCCTGAAATTGACGGCGGCAGACCTGTCTGAACTGGGGCATGACTACGATGCCTTCGCCGAGGGCGACCGTATCCACTGTCTGGCCAAACCCTACGGCATGGACATTGTCCTTCCGGTGATGAAGCTGACGATTCCGCTCCAGAACCCAGCCGGGCGAACGCTGGAACTGTCCAGCAAGCAGCAGAAAACCTATACCAGCCAGCAGTCGGCGGTGCGCAATCAGCTGATAAATCAGCAGAACGATGCCATCAGCATCTCCAACCGGAACATCCAAATCAGCATCGACAACCTGACCGCCATGATGACCGGTGCCAAAGGCGGCTACAAGCTGACGGAGTATGACGAGGATGGGCGCTGGCTCCGGGACCTCTACATGGACACTCCGGACAAGACCACCGCCAGGCGGATCATGCAGATCAACAAGGATGGCATTGCTGCCAGCACCACCGGGTACGAAGGCCCCTACACGGTTGGAATCACGGTGGACGGTCAGATCCTCGGCAGCTGGATTGCCGCCAATTCCATCGACACCAATCAGCTGAGTATTGGTTTGAACGCCTGGATTAAGGGCACGGATGATGGTCTTGCGGCCAAGGTGGAGAAGGACGGCATCATCTCCGCCATCAACCAGAGTTCCGAGGAGGTGGCAATTCAGGCTAAGCGCATCAACCTCAACGGCTCGGTTACCGCCAACAACTACTTCAAGATCAAGACCGACGGGAGTATGGAAGCCATCGCAGGACAGATTGGCGGCTTCAATATCAACAGCGATTACATTGCGTTCGGTGATTGGACCCATGCCAGCAACTGGCTGAGTATGTGTACGCCCCACGGTGGTGCCGGTGATGTGTACCTCGGGAAGGGCGGTATCTCCACCGACTCATTTGATGGGCAGTCCGGCAGTATCGTCCGTTCTATCAAGATGACCGAGGGAACCATTGGCTTTTACAAGGGTGCCTACGAGTGCGGTTTTGTTGGAGTCAGTGACAGAAACGAGATTCGAATGAGCCTGATGGATAAAGAAAAGAACAACATTCTGAATGTCCACCATGAATGGCTGGAACTGCCTGTCTTTACACAGGTATCCGGCGACCTGTCCGTATTGGGGAGCAAGGCCCGGTGTGTCAAGACCAGAGATTACGGCGAACGCAAGCTCTACGCCTATGAGACGCCCACGCCCCATTTCGGGGACATCGGTGAAGCGGTGATCGCGGAGGACGGCCTTTGCTATGTGTCCATTGATCCGGTGTTCGCCCAGTGTGTATCAATGGAAAGCTATCAGGTGTTCCTCCAGGCGTATGGCTCCGGCGAAATCGCACTGACAGGCAGATACAGCGACCATTTCGTGGTTTCCGGCACTCCGGGACTGTCCTTTGGCTGGGAAATCAAAGCCAAGCAGATTGATTATGACCAGCTTCGCATGACGGAAGAGCGAGGACAGGTTGACACCTCTACGACCAACTACGGAGCCGAAGCGGCTTCTTATCTGACATCCATTACAGAAGGGAGAATCACCACATGAAGAAAGTAACCTCAGTCACGTTCTGGAACGATGCCGTGGGCAAACGTCTCAGCATCACCTATTCCGAAATTGACGATACCACCGGAAAGATCATCCGGGACAACTACCGCATCGACCGGGTGCTGGTGGACAAGACCGCCGTTGCCGCCTGTGACAGCATCGCCGATGTTGCCCAGGCTTTTATTGATTCTATTGAGTAAAAGAAGGGAGGAATGACCTGTGGCAGATCTACAGGAAGAACTGCAGCGTTTCCTGACAGCGCGCTTTGGTGTGGATGTCAAGGACGCCTTCGTATCCTGCATCCAGAAGATCCATAAGGAAAATCAGGATGTTGCCGCGCTGGAACAGCCCATGAAGGACGCAACCCAGCAGGTGCTGGACATCCGGGAAGAAATCACGGCAGTTTCACAGAATGCCTCCAAGACTGCCGAGGATGCCAAAACCATCGCCCGGGCGGCTGAAAGCAACGCAAGCCAGGCCCTTGCCACGGCGAAAAACGCCAAGGACGATGCCTTCAATGCCGCCGGGGATGCAGAACTGGCTATGGCTGCCGCTCAGCAGGTGGAGCAGAACTACACCACCATGGAACTGATGCTCTCCGGCAAGGTGGATGGAGCCTTTGTGGAAAACGGATACCTGTACCTGACTTCCAACAATGTGGTGGTCGCAGGCCCCCTCGGCCCCTTCTCCGGCACGGGCGGCGGTTCCGGCGGCTCCGGCGGCAACAATGCCATTCTGCAGGTCAGCAACACCAGCGGATGGCTGAGTAAATCCATCGCCTACGGGAAGGGATGCCCCATTCAGATCACCTGGTCCTCGCTGGAGGATGAGATGCCCACGGGCAACGGTGTCATGAAGGTCACGGTAAACGGCATCGTCAAGGCCATGCTGGACATCCCCCAGGGGACGGTAACCGCTGATCTGGGGCTGTATCTCTCGGTGGGCAGCAACGCGGTGCGGATTCAGGTGTCGGATGCCTACGAAAACAGCCGCACCATCAATTTCAACATCAATGCCATCGAAGCGTCCATCAGCTCTACCTTTGACTCCGGTACGGCCTTTGACGGGCTGATTACCTTCACCTATGTCCCTGTGGGCAGCATCAGCAAGACTGTCCACATCCTGCTGGACAACAAGGAAATCGCGTCTGTGAATACCACCAGCAGTGGCAGGCAGATGTCCTATACCATCCCGGCACAGAGTCATGGCTTCCACACGCTGGAGACCTATTTTGATGCCACCATCAACGGTCAGGTGATCGAATCCAACCACCTGTACTATGAACTCATCTGCATCGAAAGCCTGAACACCACTCCCATCATCGCCACCAACTTCCGGGACAGTGAGGCCCAACAGTATACTTCACTGGCGATTCCGTTTACCGTCTATGATCCTACCAGTCTGACCGCAGAAGTGGAGCTTTCGGTGAACGGCAATGTGGTGTCCCGTCAGACGGTAGACCGTACCCAGCAGGTCTGGTCTTATCGCGCTGACAATGCCGGTGAACTGGCCTTGGAGATTTCCTGTGGGAGCGTCTCCAGAACCATCGACCTTACTGTCACCGCCAGTGAGATGGAGATTGAAGCGGAAACGGAAAGCCTTTCTCTGTATCTGTCCAGCGCCGGTCGGAGCAACACCGAAGAGAACCCTGCTGTATGGGAGTATGGCTCGATTGCCGCCCGCTTCTCCGGCTTCAACTTCACCTCGGACGGATGGCAGCTGGACGAGGACAATATCCCGGTTCTCCGTGTGTCCGGCGATGCCACACTGACCATTCCGGTGCAGCCCTTCGGAAAGGACTTCCGTACCACCGGCAAGACCATCGAGATCGAGTTCGCCACCCGGGATGTTATGAATTACGACGCGGTGGTGCTGTCCTGTATGAGCGGCAATCGCGGCATCTCCATCACGCCCCAGCTGGCAACCCTGCGCTCGGAGCAAAAGGAAATCACCACCCGGTACAAGGAAAACGAGCATCTGCGCCTGGCTTTCGTGGTGGAGAAGAAAGCCGCCAATCGGCTGATTTACTGCTACTTGGGCGGCATCATGTCCGGTGTGGTGCAGTACCCGGCGGATGATGACTTTGCCCAGATTGTGCCGGTGGATATCACCATCGGCTCCCGGGATGCCACCATCGACCTGTACTGCATCCGCGTCTATGACAACGACCTGACCCGGCACCAGATTCTGAACAACTGGATCGCGGACACCCAGGTGGTGGAAACCATGCTGGAGCGGTACAGCCGCAACCATGTGTTTGACGCCTACTCTCAGATCGTGATAGCCCAGCTGCCGAAGGATCTGCCGTACCTGGTGCTGGACGGCACGGAACTGCCCCAGTACAAGGGCGATGTAAAGGTGATGGGCGGCTACTACACCGATCCCATCAATGCCAGCCGCTCGTTTACCTTCACCGGAGCCGAGGTGGATGTCCAGGGTACGTCCTCTCAGTATTACGCCCGGAAGAACTACAAGATCAAGTTCAAGGGTGGTTTTGTGGACCCCAGCGGCAACACGCAGGAGACCTATAAGCTGCGCCCGGACTCCGTGCCGACCAACACCTTCACCTTCAAGGCGGATGTGGCTTCCTCCGAGGGTGCCAACAATGTGGAACTGGCCCGGCTCTATGAGGATACCTGTCCCTTCCAGACGGGACCCCAGAAGCAGGACAGCAAAGTCCGCCAGGCCATTGACGGTTTCCCAATCGTGGTTTTCTGGTATGACGGAACCACCACCAGCTTCATTGGAAAATACAACTTCAACTTCGATAAGGCCACCCCGGAGGTGTTCGGCTTTGCCGAGGGGGATGAAAGCTGGGAGATTCTCAACAACACCAGCGACCGCGTCCTCTGGAAATCCGATGATTATTCCGGTACGGACTGGCAGGGCGACTTTGAAGCACGATACCCGAAGGATTTTGCCGATGCCGTCAATCTGGCGGAACTGGCCGCATGGCTGAAAAGCACCGATCAGTCCGCCGCCACCGGGGATAACCTGCTGGTGAGCCGCACCTACGATGGTGTTCTCTACACGCAGGATACTGCGCAGTACCGTCTGGCCAAGTTCAAATCCGAATTCGCACAGCATTTTGAAAAGGATGCCGTGCTTTTTTATTACCTGTTCACGGAGCTGTTCCTGATGGTGGACAGCCGGGCCAAGAATATGTTCCCGACCTTCATGTCCGGGAGCAAGTGGTTCTCGCTGCCCTATGACTTCGATACCGCCATCGGCATCAACAACGAAGGCGCGCTGGTGTTCTCCTACAATCTGGAGGACATCGATCATACCGAGTCCGGGGCCGATATCTACAACGGTCAGCAGTCCGTCCTGTGGATCAATGTCCGGGCAGCTTTCTATGAGGATATCAAGGCCATGTACCAGAAGCTGCGCTCCAATGGCACGTTGTCCTTCGCCGTGACGGAACAGAGGTTTGAGGAGCATCAGGCGAAGTGGCCCGAGGCGGTGTTCAATGAGGACGCCTACTTCAAGTACCTCCAACCCCTGGTGGAGCAGAACACGGCCAGCTACCTCTCCATGCTGCAAGGCTCCAAGGCCGAGCAGAGAAAGTGGTGGCTGTATAATCGGTTCCGCTATCTGGACTCCAAGTACAATGCCGGGGATGCCCTGACCGATGTGGTGACGCTCCGTGGCTATGCCAAGGACGATATTACCGTCACGCCCTATGCGGACATCTACGCCTCCATCAAATACGGCTCCTATCTGGTGCAGCAGAGGGCCAACCGAAACGTGGCTTACACGCTGGCCTGTCCGCTGTCCAATGTGAATGATACCGAGATTTATATCTACAGTGCCAGTCAGCTGCAGTCCATCGGCGACCTTTCCGGGCTGATGGTGGGCTATGCAGATTTCTCCATGGCTACCCGGCTCCAGAGCCTGAAGGTCGGCGATGCGGCAGACAGCTATTCCAACGGCAACCTGACCGAACTGTATCTGGGCAACAACACCTTGCTCCGGACGCTGGATGTCCGCAACTGCCCGAACCTGAAGCAGGCGGTGGATGTGTCCGGCTGCACCAACATTGAACATCTGTACTTTGAGGGGACGGCGGTCACCGGGGTACAGCTGCCCAACGGCGGCATTCTGAAAACGCTCCATCTGCCCGGAACGGTGACCAACCTGACCATCCTAAACCAGAAAGCCATTACGGATTTCTCCATCGGCGGGTATGACAACATCTCCACGCTCCGGCTGGAGAATGTGAGCGAGGTGTTTGACCTTTGGGAGATTCTGCACAGCATCCCTGCCGGAGCCCGTGTCCGCGTCACCGGACTGGAGCGCACCTTCGAGGACGCAGCGGATATTCTGGCGTTCTATGATCTGCTGGACACCATGCGCGGTCTGGATGAAAACGGCAACAACATGGATAAAGCGCAGATCAGCGGAGTGTTTACCATTGATACGCTGACGGGAAATGACCTTGCTGAGATGCAGGATCGGTATCCGAACATTCATATTCAGTACAACCACTTCACCGCACAAGTCAACTTCTATGACGATACCGGCAGCACCTTGCTGAAAACCGTCACGGTTTACGATGGCGGGGATACAGCCTATGGCAGCAGCAATCCGTCCAAGGCTTCCACAGCACAGTACAGCTACAGCTTCACCGGATGGAGCTTGAGTGCAGGCGGTTCGGCGAATGCCAATGCCCTCACGGCGGTTATGGTGGATCGGAATGTGTATGCGGCGTACTCCAAAACTGTCCGGAAGTATACCGTTTACTTCTACAACGGTTCGACACTGCTGGAAACCGTCTCCAATGTTCCTTACGGCAGCGGCGCTTATTATTCCGGTGATACCCCGGAAAAGACCGGCGTTGATTTCCCGGAGGACTATGTGTTCACTGGGTGGAGCCCCTCCAATAGCGGAATCACTGGGAACACCTATTGCTATGCTCAGTACAAGTATATCGGCTATGCTTACACAACCATTGTGGAACGCTCCATTTCGGGTGAGTACGCAAATGACCGGGTAACTACGGTTGGCGACTATGTTTTCCGTAATTGTACTGCTCTGACGGGTATCAGTTTGCCTTCTGTCGAAAGCATAGGTGTATGCGCATTCCTGTCCTGCACGAAACTGACCAGCGTCAGCATTCCGGCTATCAAGTCGATTTCCAGATCGGCATTTTCAAGCTGTACCGCGCTTACCAGCATTGACCTTCACGGCGCTACCTCAATTGCCGCCATGGCGTTCTATAGCTGTACCAATCTGACAACGGTTATCCTGCGCGACGAAAGCCAGGTTTGCTCTCTCGGCGACACCAATGTATTCGATTCGACAGCCCTTACACAGGTGTTTGTCCCTTCCGCTATGGTAGATGCCTATAAATCTGACAGCAGATGGAGCAAGCACGCAAGTAAGATACTCGCGATTGAGGATTATCCTGACATTACGGGAGGTTGATAAAATGAGCGAATACACCTATACCGTTGACGTCATCGGCGATGATGTTTTAACGGACAGCGTGATTATGAGAACTGTTACCGAGGTGATTGACCAGCATATTAACACCATCTCAGACTATGCGTTTTATGGCTGTGCAGCACTGAAAACAGTAATTGGTACGAATGTAACTGGTATTCGTTCGGATTGCTTCACGGGTTGCACAGCTCTGGAAACGGTATCCTTTCCAGCACTGAAGGTTATGGATGGATACTTTAGAAACTGCACGGCCCTCAAAAATGTGGATCTTCCGCAAGTAAAAGACATTCGGAAGCAATACGCATTTGAAAAGTGTACCGCACTGGAACGGATTGATCTTCCACTCTGTACCCATATTGGGGTTGGAACAAATTACTCCTGCTATGCTTTCCATTATTGCTCATCCCTGGAAACCGTGATTCTCAGGAGCGAGACTATGTGTGGTTTAGACGATACCAGTGTATTTGCCGACACCCCGATTTCAAAAGGGACTGGGTATATCTATGTGCCAAAAGCACTGATTGAAAGCTACCAGGCCCATGAAAAGTGGAGTACCTACGCAGACCAGTTCCGCGCCATTGAGGATTATCCCGAAATCTGCGGTCAGTAACCTAACAACAGAGTTAAGAGCGGTTGCCTGTGACGGGTGGCCGCTCTTCTCATATTCAAATTCAAAGGAGGACAACTATTATGAAGGAATTCTGGAACACCATCCAGCTCATCTTTGCCGCTGTTGGCGGCTGGCTGGGTTACTTTCTCGGCGGCTGCGACGGCCTGCTCTACGCCCTGATTGCCTTCGTTGCCATCGACTACATCACCGGGGTCATGTGCGCCATCTCGGACAAGACCCTTTCCAGCGAGGTGGGCTTCAAGGGTATCTGCCGCAAGGTGCTGATTTTCCTGCTGGTGGGCATCGGCAATATCATCGATGTCCAAGTGATTGGCAGTGGCAGCGTTATGCGCACGGCTGTCATCTTCTTCTATCTCTCCAATGAAGGCATCTCCCTCATCGAAAACGCAGCCCATCTCGGCCTGCCGGTCCCAGACAAGCTGAAGGCAGTGCTGGAGCAGCTGCACGACCGCGCCGAGAAAGGCGGTGACGAGTAATGGCATACTCGAACAGCTCGATGGTGGTCTACACCAAGCTGAGCCCCAACCACTCCGGCCAGCGGACGCACAGTATTGACCGCATCACACCTCACTGTGTGGTCGGCCAGTGTTCAGTGGAGACGCTGGGCAGTATCTTTGAACCGGCCTCTCGACAGGCTTCCAGCAACTATGGCATCGGCGCGGATGGACGTGTCGGCATGTATGTGGAGGAGAAAAACCGCAGCTGGTGCTCCTCCAGCAAAGAAAACGACCAGCGGGCTGTGACCATCGAGTGCGCCTCTGATACCACGGAGCCCTATGCTTTCCGGGATGTGGTCTACCAAACACTGATCAAGCTCTGTGTGGACATCTGCAAGCGCAACAGCAAAACAAAGCTCCTGTGGCTGGACGATAAGGATACGACCCTGGCCTACACGCCAGAGGCCGACGAGATGGTCCTGACGGTCCACCGCTGGTTTGCAAACAAGTCCTGTCCGGGAAACTGGATGTATGCGCGAATGGGCGATCTGGCCAGTAAGGTCACAGCAGAACTCGGCGGTGCTGCGCAGGAGTCTGCGAAGGTCACTGGCACGCAGGCCACCGCACTGGTGGACCTTTCCGAAGCCGACGTGATCAAGAAGGTCGGCAGCCTTTTCACCTCCGAAATGAAAAAATCTGGCGTCCTCGCCTCCGTGTCTCTGGCGCAGTTCATTCTGGAGTCCGGCTACGGTAAGTCCGAACTGGCCCAGAACGCCAACAACCTCTTCGGCATGAAGAAATTCCTTTCCGGGAACAACTGGTACGGCTCCACGTGGGACGGCCAGTCCGTGTACACGAAGAACACACAGGAAGATGATGGCACAGGCAAGCTCTACACCATTACGGCTGATTTCCGAAAGTATCCCTGCATTGAGGACTCCATCGCCGATCACAGCGCCTACCTACTGGGTGCCATGAACGGAAACAAGCTCCGCTACGATGGTCTGAAGGGCTGCAACGACTACAGAAAGGCCGTCCAGCTCATCAAGGACGGCGGGTATGCGACCAGCACCACTTACGTTTCCAGCCTCTGCAGCATCATTGAAAAGTGGAACCTGACGCAGTATGACGCAGCTTCTTCTGATGGGGAGGACAAGCCCGCCTCTGCTTGTACCGCTGCTATGGTCATCGCCGTGGCCGTAGAACAGATCGGCTACAAGGAAAAGAGGTCCAATTCCCAGCTTGACGATAAGAGCGCCAACGCCGGGTCCGGCAACTACACAAAGTATGCCAAAGACTTCGACCAGAAGTATCCCAAATGGTACAACGGGAAGAAGAATGGCTTTGCATGGTGCGACATGTTCGTAGACTGGTGCTTCCTGACGGCTTTCGGTTATGAGAAGGCGCTATCCCTGCTCTGCCAGCCGGAACGCTCTGCAGGCGCAGGATGCACGTACTCTCTGCGCTACTTTAAGAACAAGGGCCAGTTCTATACCAAGGACCCGCAGCCGGGAGATCAGATCTTCTTCGGAACCTCGCTCGACAACAGCACGCACACTGGCATCGTGGAATCGGTGGATAAAAAGCAGGTGCATACCATTGAAGGCAACACCAGCGATCAGGTGGCGAGGAGAAGCTACTCGCTCACCAATAGCCGCATCCTTGGCTATGGCAGACCTGCCTATGACGCTGCCGGAGCTGTGGCTTCGTCCACGCCTGCCGCTCCTGCCGCACCGCAGACCACGGACGTTCCCTTCCTCGTAAAGATCGGTATCCGGGACCTGAATATCCGCAAGGGGCCAGGCAGCAACTACAGCCGCACCGGCTCCTATACCGGCATCGGCGTGTTCACCATCGTGGACGTGCAGTCCGGGCAGGGCTCTGATACCGGCTGGGGTAAGCTCAAGTCCGGCGCGGGCTGGATCAGCCTCGACTATGCCAAGAAACTGTAACCGACCTTCTGGGCCTGTGGGAGAAATCCTGCAGGCCCACTTTTTTGTTTCTGTCCGCTCAAATCGGCTTCCAATCTCCAGTGGAAAGTGAAGGCCAAGCCTTCGGATTGGAGGTCAATATGATAAACGAACAGAGGATAAAGATCACAAGCCTCCGGCATCAGGGGTACGGCTACACTGCTATCGCCAACGCTGTCGGTCTGTCCAAGGATAGCGTCAAGGCTTACTGCAGGAACCACGGTCTGGCCGGTGAAGTAGCGTCAGCTCACACCCTTGCGGAAGTGTCTCCGGATGGGTGCCTGAACTGCGGTATGCCAATTATACAACGTCCTAAAGTAAAGAAACGGAAATTCTGTTGCAGTGATTGCCGCATTAGTTGGTATAAGGCAAACCCGAACCGGCTGAACCTTAAGGCCATGTACGAATATGTTTGTCCGACGTGCGGCAAGCACTTCTCCGCCTATGGTAACAGCCACCGGAAATACTGTTCCCACGCCTGCTATATCGCTGGCCGGTTCCGAGGCGGTGACGGCGCATGACACCGGAGGAGCTCCGTAATGATATGCTTTACCATATGGCCTTGTCGATGGCCAAAACCATGCTAGAAAAGGGCCTGCTCTCGCAAGAAGAATACGCTGAAATTGATACCATTCTGCTGCAAAAATACCAACCATATTTGGGTAGATTACTCTCAGAAAATACTTGCTATGTATCAAGTTTAGAGTGATAAATAGCAGTGCGTAAGGAGGGATAGCGCTTGAAAACCATCGAAAGGATAGACAAAAAAGCGCCGGTTCTGCCCAGGAAAAAACGAGTCGCCGCTTACGCCAGAGTGTCCATGGAATCGGAGCGGATGCAGCACTCGCTCTCCGCACAGGTGAGCTACTACAGCGCTCTTATCCAGAAGAACCCGGAATGGGAATACGCTGGCGTTTACGCCGATTACGGTATTTCTGGGACAGGTATGAAGGGCCGCGATGAGTTCAAGCGGATGCTGGCTGACTGTGAGGCCGGAGCTATCGACATAATACTCACGAAGAGCATACAGCGATTTGCCCGTAACACGGTGGACCTGCTTAACACGATCCGGCACCTGAAGGAGCTGGGAATTGAGGTCCGCTTCGAGAAGGAAAACATCCACTCCCTCAGCGGTGACGGTGAACTGATGCTCACAATCCTCGCTTCCTTTGCGCAGGAAGAGAGTCGCAGCATTTCTGAAAACTGCAAATGGGGCATCCGCAAACGCTATGAACGCGGCGAGACTGGCGGCTGCAAGATTTACGGCTATAGGACCAAGGATGGCAATCTGGTCATCCACGAGGAGGAAGCCGTCGTAGTCAGACGCATTTTTCAAATGTTTCTGAACGGCGATTCCTGCTACAGCATAGCGCAGAAGCTGAACGCGGAGGGTGTTCCCTCCTACCACCGGAAGAAGTTCAGCGGTGAGGTCATTGGCGTCATGATCCGGCAGGAAAAGTACACCGGCTGCACGCTGGCCCAAAAGTTTTATACAGAAGACCACATAACGCACAAGCTGACGAAGAATAAAGGCGAGCTGCCCATGTTCTTTATAGAGGAGACGCATCCGGCCATCATCAGCATGGAGATGTTTCAGGCTGCCCAGAGGGAATTCGCAGAGCGCTATGGCGTCAAGATCGAGAACGGGATTGCCCAAACCGCAGGCTACTTCTACCACCGGGATGGAGAGGCCGGACCGCACCCACCGCACAGGAAACCACATTGGTCAGAAGAACAGCGAAAATCCCACTCCGAGTATTTTCGGAACCGTGAAACGGCTATTTGCCGATACGAGCTTTCACACTTCATTGAGTGTGAGAACTGCCACGGCCATCTTCAGGCGCAGCTCCGGCACTTCGTGGATGGCTCCTCTGAGGTGGCTTGGATTGACCCGGAGCATAACGAGAGAGCGAAAGGCACGCCAAGACCGCTTGCCTTCCGGGACAGTGCTCTGAAAAAACAGATCGCAGACGCGCTTGGCTTGGAGGCATTTGACGCGGACGCCATGCTTGAGACGCTGACGAAGATCGGTGCGAACGTGAACGTCCTCACCCTCTACTTCAAAGACGGGCATACGCAGACATTCGAATACATCCCGCCCAAGCAGATTCACCGGAAGCGAAAGGAGACGCCCTGATGGCAACCGTAACAAAGATACCCGCGACGCTTAGCCGGTTCACGGCGGCCCCGTTGGCCAGTATGGCTAAACGCAAGGTCGCTGCCTATGCCCGCGTCAGCACAGACCATGAAGAACAGCAGTCAAGCTATGAGGCTCAGGTGGATTACTACACCCATTACATCCAGAGCCGCGACGATTGGGAGTTTGTCGACGTCTATGCAGACGAAGGTATCACCGGGTGCAATACCAAGAACCGCGACGGGTTTAACCGGATGGTGGAGGACGCCCTTTCCGGTCGTATCGATTTAATCATCACGAAGTCGGTGAGTCGCTTCGCCCGGAACACCGTGGATAGCCTTACCACCATCCGAAGGCTCAAGGAGCACGGCACAGAATGCTATTTTGAAAAGGAGAATATCTGGACCTTCGACGGTAAGGGCGAGCTGCTCCTGACGATCATGTCCAGCCTTGCGCAGGAGGAAAGCCGCAGCATTTCTGAGAACTGCACATGGGGCCAGCGGAAGCGCTTTGCAGACGGCAAGGTTACGGTGCCCTTTGGACGTTTTCTCGGCTACGACCGTGGTGAGGACGGCAACCTTGTAGTGAACCCGGAGCAGGCCAAGCTGGTCCGCCGTATTTATGGGCTTTTCCTTACCGGCATGTCACCAACCCTGATTGCCCGGACACTCACGAATGAGGGCATCCCGACACCCTCTGGCAAGGAAAAATGGTACGCCACCTCTATCAAGAGCATCCTGACGAATGAAAAGTACAAGGGCGATGCGCTCTTGCAAAAATCCTACACCACGGACTTCCTGACGAAGAAAACGAAGAAAAACGAAGGTGAGATTCCGCAGTACTACGTCAAGGGCAACCACGAAGCGATCATCGACGAGAAGACCTTTGCACTGGTTCAGACAAAAATGGCTGCCCGGACCAAGGGCCAGAATCGCATTAGCTCCGTCAGCATCTTTTCCAGTAAGGTCAAGTGCGGCGACTGCGGAAGCTGGTACGGCTCAAAGGTGTGGCACTCCACAGATAAGTATCGTCGGGTCATCTGGCAGTGCAATCACAAGTTTGACGGCGAAAAATGCACCACGCCGACGCTCACAGAGGACGAGATGAAAAGGCTTTTCTTGCAGGCCGCCAACATCGCCATCACGGAGCGGGAGGAACTGATCTCCGTGTTTGAATCGTACATGGCTTCAAAGCTGGCGACTGATGCGCTGGAGCGGGAGCTGGCTGAGGTAGAGACGGAGCTCAACGTGGTAAGCGGCCTCATAGATAACTGTATTCATGAAAATGCAAGGACTGCCCTTAACCAGATAGCCTATCAGGAGCAGATTGCGGTCTTGGAGGCGAGGCTCAATCAAGCAGACGCAAAGAAGGCTGAGGTGATCGCTGAAATCACCCGGAGACAGGCAAAGCGTCAGGAGATTGACCAGCATTTCCAGTACCTGCGGAAGCTGGACCTTCTGACAGAGTTCCGGGATGATGACTGGCTTGCGATGGTGGATTACATGACGGTCCACAGGAAGGATGAGGTCTGGGTCACGTTTAAGGACGGAAGTAAAATAAAGGCAGGGCTGTGAAATGCGAAATCGAGCAGGTCAGATTCTGCGTGAGCGCCGTCTTGAGCTCGGCCTGACGCAGGAGGAGGTGGCTTTGGAACTGCATATGAGCATCCACCAATACCAGCGATACGAATACGGAGAACATCAGCTCTCGAATTGCCCCATGAAGGTGGGCCTCCGAATCTGCGCCGTCCTCGAACTGGACCCATACGAAATTATCTTTGAGAGCGAACCATAAGGCCTGCCTTCTCGCCCACACTTCGCAGAGGTCTGCGGAGGTGGGCTTTTTTCATCAATTTTACGCCAAAATACGTCTGCGCAGACGTGGATAAACCTTCTACTATATGCAAATATGGTACTGCCATTATGGCAAATCTAACATCTTTTCGAGAAGGAGGTTGTGAACGTGTACGCAGCAATGAAATACGGTAAGCGGGAGGTGACGGTATGGAAGATGTTCGGCAGGCTGCTCAGGAACGAGCATCGCGTCCGAAGAAAGCCCCGGTTGGTGCCAGCTTTGAATCCGAACGACAGCGATCCAAAAACGCACTTGTAAAACAGATCGCCTCACAGGACGGAAGAAACGTCCGGATGATCGCCGCCGCCACCGAAAGGCCGGAGGAGGAACGGATTCTCCGGGTGGCCGCATACTGCCGCGTCTCGACGGATGATATCGATCAGGCCCTTTCCATCCACCTCCAGATCCAGCAGTACATGAAAAAGATCAAGGAGAACCCCAACTGGAAGTACGCGGGCTGCTATGTCGATGACGGCTTTTCCGGCACGAACACGGACCATCGGCAGGGCTTTCAGAAGCTCATGAAGGACTGTATGGACGGTAAAATCGACATGGTTATCACAAAGGCAGTGAGTCGCTTCGCTCGAAATCTGATGGACTGCATCGGCTGGGTCGAAGCCCTGCAGAACCACGATCCTCCAGTCCGGGTCTTTTTCGAGCAGGAGAATCTGGACACCATGTCCCAGACCAGCGGCATCATTCTTTTCGTTCTGGCAATGGTGGCGCAGGAGGAAAGCCATATGAAAAGCGAGGCGATCCTGCTCTCGCTGGAGTGGCGTTTCAGTCGAGGCCGCTTCCTGACGCCGCGCCTTTTTGGCTATGACAAGATCGAGGTCCCGGATGGCTTCGGCGGCAAGAAAAAGGTGCTGTCCGTCAATGAGAATGAAGCCCGTGTTGTGCGCTGGATGTACTCCACGCTGGTCAACGGCGGCTCTCCGGAGGAGATGGCGGAGGTCCTTACCGAGATGGCGATTCCCACCGGGGGCCGACGCAGGGACGGGACCATGAACACCCACTGGACTGCCAGTGGTGTCGTGTCCATCCTGCGCAACGAAAAGCACTGTGGCGACGTGCTGGCCCGAAAGACCTACACGCCCAACTATAAGGACCACAAGTCCAAAAAGAACAATGGCAAGAAAAATAAGTATTTTCAGCCAGATCACCACGAGGCCATTGTCAGCCGCTCCATGTGGAATGCCGCCCAGCGGATTCTCAACAGCCGGAAGTACGGCCACGAGGGCACCTACCTTCCCATGCGCATCATCGATCACGGTGCTCTTGCCGGGTATATCTCCATGAACCGCGCTTGGGCAGGCTTTGACTTTGAGGATTACTACCGCGCCGGTCAAATCGCCATGGGTATGCTCGACGAGGATTTGGAAGTGGATCTGGCCTCGGAGTATCTGCCAGAAGGCGGACGACGCATTGGCGGCCTTGTAGACGACCACGGCATTGCACAGATCGCCCGCGATCTCACTGCCGCTGAGCAGGAGATCAAGGACGAGCTTGAGGGAAAAACCATGGAGACTGCGGAGAATCAGGCCAAGGAAGATGCCGTGAAATCCTTTCAGGTGGTCAGTGGAGATATGTTCTCCCGCGTCCATGAGCCTGTCATTCGTATCACAACAAAGGGCATCACGTTCAATAAAAGCTGTGTCTCGAAGCTGCCCGGTGCGAAGAACGTGGAGCTCCTGTTTAACCCTGTGGAGCGCATGATGGTCATTCGACCCTGCAGGCCGGGCCATCCCAACGCGATTCTGTGGGACGCCAAGTACAAAAGTGCAGCGCCTCTGTGCAAGGTTCTCTATGACAGCATGGGCTGGGAGACGGATTACGCCTTTCGGGTCCCATGCCAGGCCATTAAAAACCCCAACGCAGCGGTCCTCGGCGACACGGTGCTTGTCTTTGATCTGGACAACTACGTGGGCCGCGCCATGAGCAAAAAGGATGAAGTTATCATTGCCCGGAAAGAAGCGGCAGCCAATACCGAGGAGCGGGAGGACGCCAAGAGCTACTACTATCCGCCCGATGAGGATGAGCCGCAGGAAATCCGGGATATGGAGGAAAAGTTTCAGCAGGCCGTGGATGTGAACAAGAAGCTCTTCGGAACCCCGGCTTTTCAGCACAATTCTGGTGTGCGCGGCTTAAGTGCGGAGAGCTCTGATGAAGAGTGGGACATGATGGTAGAAGCGAGACCGCTGGATATCACCCACACTGTTGATGCCGGTACCGTGGATGACCTGCTCCTTGAGATTATGGATGACCCACCGGTCCTTCCACAGAGCCAGGAAGCCTATCCGGGCGAGCCCATCGTGGTCGAGCCCATGGGCGAGGAGGAATGAGCCATGCAGACGTCCCGAAACCCGGCCAAGAGCCGCCCGCTATCTGCGAACGTAAAGCGCCTGATGCGCCTTGCGCGGGCATCGCCACAGAACAGTCAGGTCATCAAGGTGGCGCGGCAGTTTACAGGCCGTGATCTGGCCTACTGCCATAAGCAGGGCAACCTGTTCATGGAGGCCGCCTCTATGGGCTTTTCTATGGCGGAGTTCGCGCCCCTATTCATGACAAGCCAGCTGGCAGGCGTCTTTGACGTCAGCTTCGCCGCTGCAAACGGCATGGAGAATGATGAGCTCTCCAACCTGCTCCGTATCCCTATGCTGCTGAAAAGCCCAGAGGTGATTGTGGAAGCCCTTTACTGGATCGACGATATTGTCTCCAAGGCTGAGGACGACCAGAACAAGAGTCTGCTGCTCTCGCAGGCCTATGAGGCTGAGCGGCTGCGGCTACCACCGGCTCTGGCGGAGCTACCCGAAGAGCCCAATCGAAATGTGGACGAGCTGTCCTACGCCTATTGGCTGGGCTATATCTACCGCTGTGAATGCCTGCTCCACGAAGAGTCCAGCCGGATGGTATATGGCGCTTTTGAGGAGCCCATCATGCATAGAGCCTATCAGGAGCTTCTCCGCAGCCCTCTGGGCGAGGGAAACCTGATTGACAGCGCCGTGGAGATATGCATGGAGCTTGACCGACTGCTGGTGGAAAAAATATGGCCGGAGAAGTCCAAGAGGCAACGCCAATTACAGGTAAAAGAGCTGGAGCGCCCTGCCCAGCCGAAAAATGAAGGGAGTATGACCAATGCAACAGGATCAGTGTAAACAGCCAATCACAAACAGTGCCTCTGCCGATACAGATCAGGAGTCTTCCAAACATGAAGACCTGCTTGTGTTCGACAGGAAGGATTATCAGGTGGTGCGCCCGGAGTTCATGCGTCACCGAAAGACTAAGTAACAGGAGGTTTTGACTATGGTGGACAACATGCAGCCTTGGCCCCAACAGAGGCAGGGATTCCGACCCAGTCCACCCGGTATGCAACGCACCCCATTCTCTGGTGTCTCGCAGCCGGGTGCATCGGCGGGACCGGGCATCAGCAGCCTAACCCGCGAAGAACGGCAGGAAGCCAAGCGCATCGCCGAAGAGGCAAGCTTCAGCTTTGCCGGATATCAGGTGGTACGGCGGGAATTCATCTCCCACCGCTTTGATCCGGCCATGACCATTCGCGGCAACAGCATCACGTTCAACAATTCCTGCATCAGCAAGCTGGAGGACGCGACTTACATTCAGTTTTTGATCAATCCCACAGAACGCAAGCTGGCCATCCGGCCCTGTGACGAGGGTGCCCGTGACGCCGTGCGCTGGTGTGTCGTCAAAGGAGACAAACGCAAGAGCCGCGAGATCACCTGCAGGCCCTTTACCACGAAGCTCTATGACCTGATGGGCTGGGAGTCCATCTACCGGTATAAGCTACAGGGCATGCGGATCAACTATCAGGGCGAGAGCCTGTACCTCTTTGACCTGAGCGCCAAGGAGGCCTTCCTCCCCCAGAGCCGTGACCCGGAGACCGGCAAGATCAAGCGGCCTAAACCGATCCTACCCAGCGAATGGCTGGAGACCTTTGGCCTCAGCGTCGATGAACACAGGGCCTCGACGGAGATCGATCTGACTGAAGGCTTCGTATCTTCTGATCTGACTGACAGTGAACCCGCAGCGGAACAGCTGCCTATCACATCCGATACAACGGAGGTATTGTAATGAGCCCGCAAATCATATTGACGCTGAACCTGATGGAGGATTCCATCCTTCTCAACGAGGGTGTGCTGGATGCGCTTGACTGGCCTCGGCAGGTTCAGATTCTCATAAACAAAGAAGAAAAGATGCTGCTGCTCCGGGCCTGCACGATTGACGATCAGCAGGCTGTAGTGGTACCTGAAGAACGAACGGTGCAGTTTGAAATCAGCGGCAGAAGCCTTCTGCGCAAGATTAAGCACATGGTCGGCTGGGAGGATGACCGGCCCAGAATGTGCTATGGGGAGTATCTTCCCGCCCATCAGGCCATCCGGTTTGATCTGAAAGGCGCACAGGCTCTGGACGTGGAGCAGCAGTAAGCGCGTCAAGGAGGTAGCCGATGGACCGAGAAAAGCTATTCAAGCATTTAGAACAGCGTTATACCTCGAAACGCGACATGATCTCCCGCATCCCTCTGGGGACGCAGCCGGACGCACTGTGGCAGGAACTGCTGAATCAGCGACGGTCCAGAAGCACAGTGCTGCCCCTGTACAACTACAAAGGCCTTCCATACTGGTTCGTCACGACGGATAAGATGGTTGCCGCCAGTGAGAGGGTCGTGGAGGCCCTGTATGAAATCGAGACTGAGTTTGATCCTTACACGGAGGCTCTGCCGGTTTCCACGCTGGAGGAGGTGTTCTACACCAGTTATGTGGAAGGCTCCCAGATCAGCATTCAGGCAGCTATGGACTTTCTCACGAGCGATCTGCCGCCAAGAGACATCGAGGAACAGATGATTACAAACAACCGACAGGCCAGCAACTATGCCAGCGGCAATCTCTACCGGCCTATCGACGCGGAATATCTGAAGGAGCTGGTCTACTTACTCACAGATGGTATGGATCAGGGCGGGCAGGATTTCCGCTCCACAAACGAAGTGGATTTTACTCCCACCAGCGGAGAAGCCTTTGCGTTTCCCTCTGTGCGAACCATACCGGACAGACTGGGTGAGCTGTCCGCCTTTCTGGAATTGCCGAACACGCACCCGCTGGTCAAAGCCGCTGTGGCGCAGGCGTACCTGATGATCCTGCGCCCTTTCCCGGAGGGCAATGAGCGTCTGGGCAGGATGGTTTCCAACATCATCCT